ATTACGCTGCCGCTCCACCGTCAAAGAGGACCGTGACGCTTGTGATGGTTGAACCAAACTTAAGGTACAAACCGTCCTTGAACAGGATGCCCTGGTCAGGGATCACGAAGTTCTGCGAATCCGCAACTGAGGTTGTGGACAGCGTCATCAACAACGGGTCTGTGTCCGCGTTGCCGTCATAGAACTCAAGATTTGATGGGCCTCCCGCGCTGTGCGTGAAGTACACGCCGCAAATGCGGTTCCTGCCATCGATTGCCTGTCCTGTGCCCGTCTTAAAGACGGTTGAAATGTTACTCGCGCTCATGGGAACCCCCTATTAAGCGCCGAATACAATCACGCCATAAGTAGCTGGACCTGCGTCAACGGGGCTGCCAGAGACGTTGCTGGCACGAACAGTGACGGTATCAGTTGCCGACACAAACGCGTCAAAGGCGAGCCCAGCCGCAGGGGCTGCTGGAAGCGCCAGTGCTACTGCATTGCCGACGGTTGCGCCAACAACGGTGATAGTCAAGCTGCCTTGAGCGCCTGCACCAATAGAGGTGAAATCCAGCGTAGCTGAATTAGCGAGAATTTTATTGACGGTTGCGCCTGCTCCAACAATGAATCCATTGAGGGATTTGACAGGACCCGAAAAGGTAGTAATAGCCATTTAAGTGCCTCACATGCGAGTTGTGGCGTATCTGTCTGCATGTCGTCAGCCGGGACTGTCAGATACACCGGGGACCCCGGGATGTGTTAAATATACACCTGATTTCAAAAAATAAAAAGGGGGCCGAAGCCCCCTTTCTATCAAGCAGCTCCAGGAGAGCCGAAGATACCGCGTGGATCGCTAAAGCCGAAGCTGTAACGCTCACGGGCCTTGTAACGCACGTTACCAGTGTCGAAGTCGCCTTCAAAACCAGTCTTCATGCTTACACGCTCGAACATCTTCATGCCGTTCGGGGCGTCGGTTCGGATGAACCAGGCGTCCGGATCGGTCAGGTAGTGGTTCACAGCGTAGCCCTGGGGGACCATGCCCATGTTGCGGACCGCGTTGATGTCGTTGTCTGCAGTACCAGTACGCAGAGTGGACTTCAGGATGCGATCAGCCGTGAACTGCAGCTCTTTCGGGATCAGGAGCTTGAGGCCCTGAACAGCGATCTTCAGGCCGCGTTCATCAGTGAACGCTGCGATGTCGATCAAGGCCTGCTCAAGGGAGGTCTCGCTCAGATCGGCAGGAGTTGCCAGTTCGTTGCGCAGGTTAGGGCCCGACAGGGTCGGGTGGTTGTCTGCGCAAAGTGCCACACCGTCGCCACCAATCGAAGTCGTGAAAGCGCCGTTCAAAACGGACGCAGCACGAATCTGCTTGGTGTTGGACATTGAACGAGCCAATGCCTTGGTGTAACGAGCTGCCAGAGATGCGTACAGGTTGTCCTCAACTGCCTCTTCAGTCAGTGAGAAAGCCAGTGCGATGGTCTCGTGGGTATAACGTGCAGTGTAGACCTCTTGTGCTTGGTCGTACGCGACGCCTGCACCTTCGACCTTCACAGGAGCACTGTCAAAACCCGACAGCATCACTTCTTCTTCAAATGCACGATCAGACGACTCAATGTCATAAATCTGTTTGTGCTCTTGCTCGTAGCCTTTGTACTCAAGGCCGAATAGAGCGTTGAGACCAGGCTCAAGCTCTTTTACCAGTTGGGCGCGTGAAATTGCCATGATTTAGCTCCTATTAGGGTGCAGGTGCTGTATTGGCAACGCCGGTGCTGCCGTACAGGTGTGCGTTAATTTTGACGACTACGTCCACGAAAATCTCACCAGGGGTGTTATTCGGGGCATTGTAGAAGCCAACAATCTTCAACACGCGACCGGCGACGTTTCCAATGGTTGCGGAATCCAGCTCAGAGGCCGACAAACCAGTGGTATTGCTACCAGCGGTATATGCGATATCAGCGTTAAGGCCGATATTGGCTTGAACCACGTTTGCGTTTGCCTGGACCAAGAACAACTGGCTAGGATCGTCAATCACGTCAGCTTGGATCGTGCCGCTGGGCAGATTGACAGAACCAGGATAGAAGTTCTTCCAGGTAGGCTTACCCGTAGTGGGATCAGCGTAATAGCAGCCATTGAAGACGCCTACGGCTGCGGTATGCAGACCAGAGTCGAACTTCACAATATAGCCGCCAGAGAGGGTGACGAGGTCACCTTGGTAGATTGCCCCGGCCTGGTTGTCAGCAATCGAATAACCGTACTGTTTTTGAGCACCAGTAGCGGAGAGATTGCCGAGCGGACGCAGACCAAAAGGCTTATCGACGTTTGCCATTTTGTCTATTCCTTAAAAAGTTATTCAGCGTCTTTAGGAGCGCCGAACGATACGCGGGACCGTCGTTCCGGACTCTGAATACGCATAGAAGCATGCGCATTGGATTTCAGGAGTTCGTTATCGACAGACTTTTGTTGATCATGGGCTCGCGAGTTGTAGTACGCATTGCGCTCCTCAACCGTCTCTTCGGGGATACGAGCCAAGAGCAGACCTCCCACGCTGATCACACCAGCATGTCGGCCGTCTTCCATCGTAGGCGAAGTGAAGTCGGGATGTTCATCAGCACGAACCAGCTCGTAGCCTTCGCGAAGCTTACCGGCCACGTTGATTCGATCTTCTTGACCACCGGCTTCAGCGCGGATCCAGCGATGCTTGAATCCCGGAGGAGCAGGAGGCGCATCAAGTCGTGAAGGCGGTGTCCACGAGCGACGGCGCGCAGAGGCTTCACGTGTGTCGGAAGCACGGGGGCTGCGGTTCAGTTTTGGCACATTTGTTTCGCTCATTTCATCACTCCTTTACGTACTTGGCGTATTCCTCAAGCGGAACACCCAGTTTTTTGGCAATCGCAACTTGACTCGGTGACAACCGGACAGTGCGGCGTGCGTTATTTACCCCCGAAGATCGGGCTGCAGGTGCTACCGTTTGCACGGGTCTGGTAGTCCTGTTATTTTGTTGCGCAGAATTTTGGTCGGCGAATTTATGCGGAAACGCGTCACGCATTCTGCGGTCCAGTTCATCATAATACTCATTTGAATTCGGGTCAAATCCCTCCTGGGCAATAAGCTGCATGTGAATCCCACGGACGGCAGCGGTCATTGCGACATCCCGACCAAACCACTGATTGCGTTCTGCCCAGTCTTCGGCCTGCGGATCGGGCTCCGTTTCCTGCTGCACCGGCTGACGATACTGCTGTTGTGGCTGCGCCTGGGGCGGCATCATTTGGGTCTGCTGGGCAATCTGTGCCTGACGAGCTGCGGCCTGCTCTGCAACCTGGCGCTGGTCGTACATGATGCTGGCCAGGCGCTCCTGGGCCTCCATCTCTGTCTCCGTATCCCCCTCTTCACGCGCCTTGCGGATGATCTGCTTGAGAGCAACGGCCTGCGTCTCAATGCGGGTTTTAGCCTCGTCTAAGCGGCCTGCGTCACTTTGCTGGGCAGCCCTTTCCAGTTCCTGGGCACGGCGCTGGACTTGTTGGGCATATTCGATTGCGGCCTGCTCTCGACGTTGCGTCTCCCTCAGCCTGGCGGTCAGCTTGTCAATACGCTTCTTGACCTTGTCGCTGTACTCGCCAAGTTCATCGTCATCCGATGCGACGGTTTTGGGGGAAGCTGCCGCCGTAGACGTCTCCACAACGGGCGGCGGTTCTTTACCGAGCACCTCCGCATTTCCGCCATCCCCATCCAGGGCGACGGTGGCGGGCTTTTCGTCCTCGCCAATGTTGAATTCAAGTTGTTCACCTGACATTGCCTTCTCCTTTACATGTGCAAGATGTCGGCAGGATTGGAAATCCGGCCGATGATCTCGTCGTCGTTCAAAATACGAATTTCCCCGCCATCGATAGTGATGCGGGACCCCGCGTAGCGACCGAAAATAATCCAGTCGCCTTCCTGGCACCACGGGCCAAGTGGGAACTTGGACTCGTCTTTGTATGCCAGCTCGCCCACACGAAGCACATAGCCCACTGTGGTAGCAAGCTGCGTCTTTTTCTGGGTCTCTTCGGCCAGGACGATGCCGCCCTTGGTCTTTTGGGGTCCTCTGTAGGGCAGGATGGCAATACGCCAGCCCACCGGGACAGGGATGCGATCGCGGACAGGCTCAGAGAGCTGTTCCGGATCAAAATTTCCCTCCTCATCGTAAGCATCCGTGAGGTTGGGGCCTCGTGCGGCTTTCGCCTCGGCCTCTTCCTTCCACTTCTGCTCCAATGCAGTCAGGGGTTTTTCTTCGACAACGTCGGTCATGCTGGATCTCCTTTCTGGTTAAAGATCTTCATCGGGTGCCCGCTTATTCAAAAGCTCTTTGACGGACATCTCGACCATTTTCAAACCTTCAAGGCGACCCATCATGAAACGATAGCGTTCCATGTCCGAGATCGTGCCGTTGAGCACAATCGTCTCGGAGTCAGCGATCAGCTTTCTAATTTCTTTCAGGACTGCATCTGCAAATTCGAGCATGGTCGATTTCCCATGAAAAGCAGACAGTGTTTAAGGGCCACTGTCTGAACGCCCTCTTCTCAATAAATCTTAACCGGATTATTGCCGTCCCTCTTTTTGACGACCATCGTAGGCCCAGGAACGCCCTTGGGCTTGCTCAGTGTCATACCGCCCTTGGCCTTCTTCACAGGCTCCTTGCGCGATTTGCCTGCAGTGGAAAGAGCAATTGCGACAGCCTGCTTTACAGCGGCCTTTTTGCTCTTTGGCTTGCTGGTCCCGATGGAACCCTTTTCTTTGTACGCGCCCACCATCTCGCTGATATTTGAGCTGATGGTCTTTTGGCTAGAACCTTTTTTCAATGGCATCACTGTCTCCTTGCGTTGATCTGTTGGATTTGGTTGCTGCGGGCCTGCTGCACGGCCATCATGTTGGCGCGTTCACGTGCGACATTCGCACGTAAGTCCGCGATGTTCTCTTGTGACTGGATGCGTTGCTGGTTGATCGCAGTGTTCTGCTGCATCTTCGCGGCATCAAGCTGTAGACGCTCACGAGCAATCTGCTGGTCGGCCTGGTCGGCTGCCGCACGCTGTTGAATCTCAGCTTCCTTGAGCGCCACGATCGGATCAGGGCCACCGCCGCCAGCGAGCTGGTTCTGCATGTCACGCACTTGCTGCATGTATTCGGCAATCTTCAGAGCAATCATGCCTTCGCGCTGAATGGCTGAGACCATGCGGTCTGGATCGCTGCCGTATTGCTTGAACAGCTCGGCTTCCACGTCCTCTTCGGCCTTCAGGCGCACATGCTCCAGAATGTGTTTCTGCAATGCCAGGATGGATTGCGGCATCGACTGCAGGATGGGCGACATGCCCATGACCAGGTGCGAGAAGATGTGTGCATCGTGCTGTTGGCCAGCAAAGGCCTTCAGCTCCATCATGTCCAGCAGATCAGAGTTCTCCTGTGCAGGGTCCTTCGGAATGTTGGTGTGCTGCGGACGCAGAATACCGTCGATGTCACGCACGTTCATGGCCGCATACACGCGGTAGTAGGCCTCGTACATGTTGTGCATCTGCGGCGCGCTCTGCGCGATCTGCAACTGCGTCTGTGCCAGCATGATTCGCTGTGCAGCAGAGAAGATGTTGGGATCTGCGACCGGCAGCACTGCCACCATGTCGTCAAAGTCCTTGCGCTTAATGCTGCGGCTTGCGCCAGGCACGTCGTACGGGTACTCGTCAGGCAAGTACTCGCCAAAGCCACGTGCCAACATTTCAAACTCAAGCTTCTGGGCGTAATGCAGGCGCTTGTGGATAGCCGACATGACCATGGAGCCGCGTTCGAGCAGCGCAATCGTCGTTCCGACAGCCGCTTGCTGATTTCCGTCGCCAACTTGCATGTCTGCAATGCTGGCCAAGCGGCGACCAGCGTCAACGCAGAAGCCAAGTAGCGCCATCAGCGTCTGGCTGGGCTCTTTGTACGGCAAAGGCAACAACGAGGCCTGCAGTTCCGCGCCACCGGCGTCCATGTCGCGCCATTCGCCCGGTTGCAGCGGTTTATCGTCGTCCGAAATGCGTGCGCCCTTGGCTTTGAAGCCTGAAGGCAGGTTTGCGAGCGTTCCAGCGTCGATAAGCTGGCGCAAAGAGCTGGTTGCGGACTTCGTGAGGCCACCAATCAGGTGAACAAAGCCCAATCCGTACGCGCCAGGGCCCTCGACAAGCACGTAATGGACAAAATACTCGATTCGAGTCTTCAGGTCGTCGTCTTCGCTCCAATTTCTACGAATTCCGACCAAGCGACCAGTGCTTTCCTCGATCGTAACCACGTACGGACGCTTGATTCCGGTAGTTTCACCGTCTTCGTCCTTGTCTTCAAAGCCCTCCAGGTCCAAATCGACGTGGAATTCGAGCAAAAAGATCTCGTCGGTGTGCGTTGTAGGCGCTTGACCCGTGATTTTGTCGATCTTGGCCTGGATATCACTCGGTTGATCAGGTGCCGGTTCCGGTTCAATCGTGTAATCGAGGTATTCGCCCGCCCAAACACGCTTGCGATAGTCGTTTTCGTACATCGGGATGCGGTGAGTGATGCGAGGGCACTCGCTCATCACGCTCGAACCGCCGTACGGGATGTACAAATCGTCGGCAAGGACCAGTTTTGACACCATTCGACCCAAAGTCGCGTCGAAATAGGTCTTCTTGAACACCGAACCACCATAGCCCAGGAAGAAAAGTGCCTGGTCCATCTCCGGTGTGAACTCCTTCATCACCGTGGTGATCTGGTAGTTCATGAAATCTTGCACGCGAGAGGCCTGCTGGGCCTTCTCCAAGGTCTCTTTACCAATGATCTGCGTGCGAACAGGGCCACCAGCAGGCATCAGCTCCTTGAATGCCTGCGCCTGGAACTGCACAATGGCCTCAGTGAGCATCGGATGCACCGCACCAGAGGCCCCACGGAAGGGCTGTGTGCGCTCTTCCAGCTTGAATCCAAGCAGATCCAAGCCCTTGGCATACATTGTCTCCCAATCGGCCCTGGAGGCCTTGTCTGCCTCAAACAGATCCAGCAGGTCTAGTGAAATGCGATTACGAACATCAGGGTCTACGACCTCTGCCATGTTGTCGTAAAAGCCAACATCAGACTCCTCGTCCTCTCCAATCTCGACCGTGGCGCTGCCATCGTCTTCCAAGACGACTTCGATCTCCGGCATGCCCTCCTGTTCGATCTCAATTGACGTTGTAGGCGCTGAGTTGACTGCTTTATCTATGGACATGGTTATCGCCTCTTACTCGATTTTTTGATGAAGTCGGCGACTACTTCTCCGCCGTCCTTAAATTTTTTCTTGGTGTATGCTCCCCTGGCCGTGTTCGACGTGTCATAGACCACGTACGACCGACCACCACTCACGCCACCAGGTGTGAACTCCGCGCCCTGGAACCCCATCAGCTTGAAAACGCCAGGAAGCATGGTCTTCGGAATTTGCGCCTTACGAACCTGCTCGTAAATATATTCCCCGCTGACTGTGGGC